CATCGAAGACAGCTATCTATAAACAGGAACATGCTATCATCTACCCTGCACTGGGTCTTGCAGCAGAAGCTGGTGAGGTAGCTAACAAGGTAAAGAAGATCATGCGTGATGGTGTCTTCAATCGTGAAGCTATCGCTGATGAAGTTGGTGATTGTCTGTGGTACATTGCCGCATTGTGTCGTGACTTGAATGTTGATATGCAGGACGTTGCAATAAAGAACCTAAAGAAACTACGTGATCGCCAACGTCGAGGTAAGATCGCAGGAGAGGGAGATAAAAGATGAACAACCATTTACCAACAGACTACCAGTCCTTTATTCACACATCACGTTATGCACGTTACGTGGATGGTAAGGGACGTGAGTCATGGCCTGAGACTGTCAGCCGTTACATGGACAACGTGGTACGTCCTGTCTTGGGTAATGACAGTTATGTCAACCAGTTGGAAGAAGCTATCCTAAACCTAGAAGTCATGCCCTCTATGAGAGCCATGATGACTGCTGGCCCTGCCTTGGAACGTGACAACACAGCAGGGTACAACTGTTCATACCTACCTGTCGATGACCCTAAGTCTTTCGATGAAGCAATGTTCATCCTGCTATGTGGTACTGGTGTAGGGTTCTCTGTCGAACGTCAGTACATTCAGAAGTTACCTGAGGTGCCTGAACTGTTTGACAGTGAGACAACAATCATGGTCAAGGATAGTAAAGAGGGTTGGGCTAAGGCATTCCGTCAGCTACTAGCTTTGCTGTGGGCAGGTGAGATTCCTAAATGGAATGTATCTAAAGTACGTCCTGCGGGTGCTCGACTAAAGACATTCGGTGGACGTGCCTCTGGCCCTGCACCCTTGGTTGACCTGTTCAACTTTGCTGTCAAAGTATTCAAGGATGCACAGGGACGTAAGCTATCGTCTATCGAATGTCACGACTTGATGTGTAAGATTGGTGAGGTTGTTGTTGTAGGTGGTGTACGTCGGTCAGCTATGATCTCTCTGTCTAACCTGTCAGATGATCGTATGCGTCATGCTAAGTCAGGTCAGTGGTGGGAACAGAACCCTCAACGTGCCTTGGCTAATAACAGTGTAGCATACACAGAGAAACCAGACAGTCTGTCATTTATGCGTGAATGGATGTCTCTTGTGGAATCAGGTTCTGGTGAACGTGGAGTATTTAACCGTGAAGCATCTAAGAAACAGGCTGCGAAGTATGGCAGACGTGATCCTGAACATGAGTTCGGAACTAACCCTTGCTCAGAGATTATCCTTCGACCATATCAGTTCTGCAATCTCACTGAGGTTGTCGTCCGTGCTACGGACACTGTCGATGATTTGGAACGAAAAGTCAAGTTGGCAACTATTCTGGGAACTATCCAGTCAACCTACACAAAGTTTCCATATCTGCGAAAGGTGTGGGCAAACAATACAGAAGCAGAACGACTGCTCGGTGTGTCTCTCACAGGGATAATGGACAACCCTCTACTAACGAGTAAAAATCATGGCCTACCTAAAACTCTTGAACACCTTAGACAGGTTGCTGAGGATACTAATAACAAGCTCAGTGGTGATCTTGGGATTAACCCTAGTGCTGCTATTACATGTGTCAAGCCAAGCGGAACAGTCTCCCAGCTTGTCGACTCAGCCTCTGGTATCCACGCACGACATAGTCACTACTACATTAGAACCGTTAGAGGAGATAACAAAGACCCCTTGACACAGTTCATGATTGATCAGGGTATCCCTAACGAACCTGATGTGTTCAAGCCTGACCAGACAACAGTGTTCTCATTCCCTGTCAAGGCACCTGCTGGTGCTGTTGTCACTGAAGACCTGACAGCCATTGAACAGTTAGAGACATGGTTGATGTTCCAACGTCACTGGTGTGAACACAAACCCTCAGTCACTATCAACGTCCGTAAGGATGAGTGGTTCGAGGTAGGTGCTTTCGTGTACGAACACTTCGATGAAATGTCAGGGGTATCCTTCCTGCCTTACAACGAACATACGTACCAACAGGCACCCTACCAAGAGATCGGCAAGTCAGAGTATGAAGAGTTAGCCAAGAATATGCCAGAAAAAATTGACTGGAGCCTCTTGACAAACTATGAAGAGTCTGATAACACCGTAGGAATGCAGACTATGGCCTGTTCAGGTGATAGCTGTGAAATCGTAGACCTAACCGCATAGGAGAAAATATGCTAGAATTATACGCAGTATTTGCAACAGCAATAGCAATTCATCAGTTGTTAACATAATGATGTACGTAATGGTAAGCCGACGGAACTGTTCTTTCTGTGACAAGGCTAAACAGCTTATCAACTCTAAAGGGGGTAGTGTTAGTCATTACTCCCTTGAAGAGTCCAAGTGGATACTTGACTTGTTCAAGAAGGCTGATATAAAGACAGTACCACAGATATGGACATACACAGGTAAACATATTGGTGGTTACACAGAATTAAAGGAATACCTTGGTGACAAAGATACGTAAGAACTTTAGCAAGGCTTTGTATGAAGCATATGATGGCCCTGCACGTACAGCCTTAGTACTATTTCTTGAAAGTAAGGGACACACTGTTGTCAATAACGAAGAGAATTACAGTGTCGATGTTGTCAGTCAGAAGGATGGCCATACATACTTCAACGAGGCTGAGATTAAGACAGGTTGGAAATCGGACTGGCCTGTAGATTGGAAAGAGATACGGATACCTGAACGTAAGCAACGTCTGTTAGACAGACAGGTAGATGGTTTCCTAAACTTCTATGTCTTTCGTGCTGACTTACGTCAGGCATGGCGTATCAAAGACACACTACTGACACAAGATTCTTTACGTGAAGCTAAGGGACGTTACATCAAGAAGGGTGAACAGTTCTTTCACGTACCTTTTACAAAAGCGGAGTTGATTAACATATGAGCCAAATGGAGTTCTTTACTGACAGTGAGATGGGTGACCTAATAAATAACCCACCTCACTATGGAGATGGGTCTATTGAGTGTATTGATTATATGAAGGACAACATGGATACCATGATGTACCTAGGGTACCTAGAAGGTAATACCAAAAAGTATTTGCATCGGTATCGTTACAAGGGGAAGCCTGTAGAAGACCTGAAGAAAGCTAGGTGGTACCTAGACAAACTAATCCAAGAAATGGAAGGAAGTTAAAAATGTTATTCACACCTCTGCTCTTAGTCTGTATGCAGGATATGTCCATGTGTAAAGTTCAGTCTACTGGAAGTATCTTACCTACAGAGAAACAGTGTATGTTTGAGATCGGGGGTGGCATTGAAGCATTTGAAGCTGCTGGTTTCGTTGTGGTAGATTATCAGTGTGTCACTTGGGAGAAACGACAACCAGCTTAATTACTTCCAGCTTACCCTCTTCTTGCTTGTCTTCCGTTTCATTGGCCCCTTCTTACACTGAGCCATTGTAGGACGACAAGCAGGGTAGGCACCTTTAGTTCTGTCTTTACGTCCACAAGGCCCACCTGTCTTACAGTTGACCCATCCTGTGCCTTTGTTCTGAGAGAACCAAGTCCTTAGAGAATTTTTAGTCTTAGCCATTTTATTTCTTTTTACTCTTATTGCCCCAATTCTTAGCACCTACTTTACGACACTGAACAAGAGCACCACTAGCATAAGCTGATGGCCAAGTACCACCGTTGCGTGTGTATCTGGCCTTTACTTTTTTGTAGCAAGCATCACGCTTAGGTTTCTTAGCCATCCTTCTTTCTCTTTGCCCCTCTTTTCCTGTAGCCCGAAGCATATACAGCACGTCCTTGTTTCTCTGCTTCGGCTTTGGTTCTATAGACTTTTCCTGTCTTACCCCAACGGTACCCACCTTTCACTTTGTATACTGGCATTTACCACCTCTCTAGATAGACACCTAGATAGTATATCCCAAGGACACAGACAGTGACCGCTAGGAGTATACCAGATGTTATCTGTATCTGTTCCATTCTCTTTTCGTAGGCTTTCTGTGCTGCTTTCTTAGCTTCCTGTCTTCTCTTACGAGCTTCGACCTGATAGCTTTGCCACCTCGCCCAAGTCCCAGCGGGAGCATAGAGTCTGCACCAAGACTCCAATTCACGACGTTGTTCCCTGATGCGTTCTAATGCTTGGAACTCTTCCCAGTCCCCTTCCTGACCACCTGTTATAGCTGTAATAGGACTATTCTTTTTCTTCTTGACAGCCTCTTGTAGTTCTTCCTCAGCGGTCAGGAACTTACCCACCTGACCTACCATATCCTTTACTTCTCTGCCGTTCTCTAGACACTTACGTATGACACTGTAAGCAGCGTTAGCGGCAGCAATGGTTTCTAGGATTGGCATATCACCTGTCCCTTAGGCTTTGCTCTATGTTGTCTAGTTTATTAAAGATGGCCTTGATAGTTTCCTTCATCTCTTTCATCTCACGATCATAGGATGTCTTAGATGCTTCTAGTTGTGCTTTCAAGACAGCAACCTCAGTTGAGAGTTTATTACAGGAAGTAAACAGATACCAGACAACAAGTGCAATAGGTGCAACAAGCCACTGCATGACCAAATCAATAGTATCCATCATTTCAATCACCACTTCTTACAAGACCAGTAACGAGCCGTGAACTTATCCTTGGCTGTATCACACTTGTGTCTAGCACGAAATGACTTTCGACGCTTAGGGTTTGACTTCTTGATAGTCATGTTAGGATCACCGAAACGGATGATCTTTTCTTTGCCATCTTTACAGGCTTTGACAACGAACTTCTTCGAACCCCCTGAGGTACGTTGAGGTGAGTTGCACTTCATTCTTGATTTGTCTGCACGTTTAGCCACGGTACCGTCCTAGTGTTATAGTCTTTAAGAAACCCCTCCAGATTTCATTAGGGGAAGGTAGCATCCAGCCTAAGATTAGCAGGATTATAACCCATGTCGGTATATCTTGGTTCATAACCTTAACGGATTCTACGGCACCTCCTACAGAAAAGGCACCTGAAGATTTATCTACTGTTACATTCTCTCCTGATATGTCAGAACTTTGGTCAATGACAGACTGATTATTCTCAGCACCTGCCTGTACGTTAGCATTTACCGTTGGCCCTTTACTTCCACCACCTAAGAGTGATGATGCTGCGCCTAGCATACCACAGCTACTCAGGGATAATGTTAGGAGAAGGGCTAGTAGGATACGCATTAGTCATTCTCCTGCTGCTCTTATTTGTGAGGCAACAGTCTTTGCTCTATTGCCTACCTGACGTGCGTACTTACTGTTTTCAATGACAACAGCAGCCTCTTCATAACGACCCTCTTCAAGAAGTTTAAGAGTTCCTGACCAGTCTTCTCTTAGGTCACCCATATTAAAGGTCATGTCAATAAGAGCAAGTTTACCTGTCTCGTTTAGTTTTTCATAAGCAGGGTATTGTTCTGCAATTCGGGCATGTTTTTCATAGTCTTTATCAAACAATGATTGAACCTCATCCTCTGGCATAGGGTTCTCTTTAGAGAAATTTGCATAAGGACTTTTGGCTAATGCCTCATCACTACCATTTCCAATCAAGTGACCAATACCTATTGTCCACTTACCTACACTGTCTTTGTAGGGATACGGTTTGTAACCTTCATGTAGTTTTAACTGATCAACAGCGGCTTCTCTCGCATTGTCTACTGTTACTGTAGGACGTAACATTGGACGTGGGCTTGTAGCACGAGGGTCAGAATCTAGTGGTGTTTCTTGAATATCCTCTTCACGAACCTGACGAGCCATCTCGAAGAGTGGTTCAGGTGATGACAATTTACCCTGCT